ACCGCAACGTCTTGAGCTGCAGTAATTTTAGTTGGAGTTAATGATCCACTATCTGAAAGAACTTCATCACTTCCAGTTAAATCTTTGAAATAAGGCATATTTATTGTTTTTCCACCTGCCATAGCTAGCCTGTCTAATTCCGGGTTATTCTCAATAATTCCGGCTTGTTGTATTGCTGATAATTGAGCCGTTCTTTCAATTACATACGGGTTAAATACCTCAGGTACTATGATATCCGATATTTTTGTACTCATGTTTTAAATCCTCCTATAATTTTGTTATTGTGCTTGTGCCTGTAAAGTTTTAGCAAGTTCTGGGTCAGCTTTTAATATTTTTCCTTGCTCTGTAAGATTTCTACTATCTTTAGACCAAGGATTTTTAAATCCTTCTGCTCCTACTTGTATTGTCTCTCCAGGCTTAAATCCTTGTATAACTACTTTCTTATCTTCTTTTTGTTCATTAAAAAGGAATTTTGAGCTTTCCTCTTTCTTGAGAGCTTCTAACTGTTCTTTTACTCCGGCTATTCCGTCTCCTTCAAGTTTTATCTTTTCAGAGTCTAAAAGAGCTTTAACCGCTTTTACGTTTTTAGCTCCAGCTTCTTTCAAAGCATTTTCCAATAAACTATCAAGTTTAATTTGGTTTATTTTAGCCTCATAATCTTGTTTAGTTTTTGTATTATCTGCTTTAAAATCTTCAATCTGTTTCTTTAGTGTTTCATTGTCCCCGGCCTCCTTCTTTATTTTTTCAAGTTGTGTATCTCTTTCAGTAACTTGCGTTTTAAAGTTATCCCTTTCGGTTATAACCTCATTTAATCTTGATTGTGGTACAAATCCTTTGTAACCTTCAAGTACCTTTGTTGTTTGCTCATCTGTCAATCCAAGTGCTATCAGTGCTTCTTTGTTCATTTCAATTCTCCTTTTCAAATACATTTTTACAAGTTCAGTCTTGATTATTTGGGCTTATTTACGCTATAAACCAAAGCTAATTTATATAACAACTAGAAAAGGGCCACCTTTTACGGCAGCCCCTTCCTAGGAGTTTGTAATGAAAAAAATCATCAAACATTTTATTGGTGTTAGGAAGATTAGAAAAATCCCCCTCTCATGTAATACCCTTTTTTGTGCTAAAAGTCAAATTATTTCTGTAATTATTTGACAAATCTATCAAGCCATTCTTTATAAGAAATATTCCCCGGTATGTAATAACCATCACTTCCACCACCTACAACCCTCTCGGTATAGTTATCATCAAAGTAAGGAGCCGTACAAGTTCTACAGTAGGGATGAAAAGGATTTGCAGTAACTCCGGGTTCATATACTTTCATTTCAAATGTTTCCCCGTCTAAATCCCGGCATATTTCAGAGGTTTTACTATCCAAGGTTGCAACTATCTCATATTTTTCAACCCCTAAATCATTAAAGCAATCCTTTTGACTTGCACTTGATATATAAGCGCTCTCTGTATAAACAAGCCTTGCAGTTGAACTCTTACTTGTACCCATTATTTTAGATATATTCTTTATGGCCTCAGTTGGGCTTTTACCTCTGATAATTGACTGTGAAAGTTCTTTGTGTAGGTTATTAATAAGCTTGTTTTTATCATTCCAAATTCTTTCAGAGAAATTTATTTCGTCTGCAGCCCAAGGCTTAGTAAGGATTTTCTCAACTCTATTTGTATCTATAGTCTGTAAATCCCAACCTAGATTAAAGCCCTTTTGGATTTCATAAGCTCCATGATAATAATTCCTCTCATAAATCCCTCTCAGAGTCTTTCTAGTGCTTTTTATCTTTTTATCGGCCAATACTTCAATCGTGTTTCTAGTCTGTAATTTTAAAGCCTCAAGCTTGCTTATGTGTAGCTTTGCCGAGGCATTTTCTAACTCTTTAATCCAAGCTTGATTAATTGCGTTCTCTTGGCCGTACTTGATATACTCCTCAACCGTCCATTTAAATTCTTTCAATTCTCCTTTTGTCAAAAGCTTTCTAGCCTGTGAGTAGCTTATATTGTTATTTTCCGCTATCCTCATATACCAAGCTTGAATGTCTCTATTAATGTCAAAAGTGGCTTTTTCGTATATATCAAGTATTTCATCTATTCCCTCAGTAGCTAATGCGTGGCTTTTATCCTCAAGTTGTATAAACCTTTCAGCCCAATACTCCCTACTCTTCATTTCCTACACCCACATTTTTATTGAAAGCATTGTTATAGTCTGCAAATTGGGCTTGCTCTTCTGCCTGTTCTGCTTTAATTTGTTCCAGTTCTTCTTTAACATCTGTAACCAAAGGATGATTGGCCACAAGAGTTTTATTTGAAATAATACCAACTGAATTTTTAATATTTTCTATTGTTTGAGCCTCATTTACCAATATATCTCTATTGAATATAACCTCAAGAGTTTCATTTTCAGATAAAACAGGTAATTTCTTATAAGCTAAGTATTGATTAACAAACCAAAGTAAATCCTCAAAGGCTGCTTGAAATTCAGTTTCAATCTCGTTTGCGTCAAGGTCTATATCTGAGTACATAGATTGTATATTCATTTGATTAGGATTTCCGCCCATTCTATCGTCTTTAGCGTCAAAGCTTCTAGCGTTTTCTATAAGAGCCTTTTTAAAGATATCAAGTATAACTTTGTAGTTTTCAGAGTTAACCTCTATAGTTAAAGTATCAATCCCACCGTCTCCGTTTTCTGTGCTTCTTACTTTAACGGCTCCAAAGTTCGCTAAGTTGTGCCTAAACTCTCCTAAGTCTTGCCCGTCATAGTTTTTAATTACTAGTATGGTATTTCTTGAGTCCTCTTGCATATTGTTTGTGAAGTCTGAAAGAATTGCATTAATACCGTCTTGCAATGTTTTAACTCTTCTAATCAAAGGCAATTCATTATCGTTATATTTGAATGGTATAAGTGGTATTCTATCCCATGTCATAGCCATTTCAGATACTGGAATTTCATTATCCATTTCATACTCTGTGATTAGGTTGTATTGATGATCTGCTTCAAATATCAACTTATCACTATTAACAACATAAGTCCTTACACCTTCTTTTGTGTAATACTCAGCTTTTTCCAGTGTTTTTTCCATTCCACTTTCAATTACAATAGTTGTATATATCCTAATAAAACTTTCAAGTTCTGTGTGTTCCGAGTCTCTCCAATGGGGTATTATCTCAGAACCTTTAAACCTTTTAAACTTTAAAGTGTCATTTTCATAATAAACGTATAGATAAGCAATCCCACAATTAAAACTATTTTTGCAAATGTTTCTCATAGTTTTATGAAACCTTTTATTGAAAATAGATTTAATATTGTTTAAGTAAGTTTCATCCTTTGAATTAAAAGTTAAAGGCTTTCCTAGTATGTAGTTAGTCTTTTGGTCTACTGCTTTTGCGTACTGGTTATCAATTATTTTGTTGTTAGGCAAGTTCTTAAGAGGTATTACAGCCCCGTCTTTGCCTATCATAGTTCTTTCACGTCTCATTATTTCGTGATAACCTTCATAGTATCTTTCTCCTGCAATCATTTCTTGTCGTCTTAAAGAACTTTTAAAAGCCAAAATTTCTTTTTCTAACTTAGTCAATTCTTGCATGTTCTCTGCTCCTGTCAATCCTTTCCACCACCTTTTAATATTTTCTTTTATGCTTATAGTAATCACACTCCTATCAAATAAAATAAGCCTTTATAACCAAAGGCTTTTATAATAAAACTTGAAAAAATAAATTCTTTAATCAAATGAGAACGTATCTCCTCCATTTATCTTTTCCGCAATTCCTGTAAGTGTATCTGGTCCATCATCATTTTTGTTTTTACCTTCTTTTTGGTAACTATTTATAGCACCAAAGAAATCCGGCCATTTATCTTTCCAGTTTACCGGGAAATAAATATGTTCCATTACCCAAGTAGAATTTGATAAAATCCTAGCTTTTTTATTCTTACTTTGATGAAAAGTATTAATTTTAGTGTAGTTGCTTTTATGTATGTCTTTAATCCTTCTATCAACTTCCCTAGCGAATCCACGACCTCCGTTATTGCTTTCTATATCTGCTGTATTGACATTGCCCTCAAATAACATCTTGGCTGTTGCAGGCTCTGTAATCTCCATTGGTGCTTTAGTATAGAGAACATCTAATATATAAGCCTCTTTTCTATATACCCCGTAGTTGACAGAGCATAGGTAATCGTCTCCCTCGTCTGCAGTATCGGTATAGTTCTTGATATGTTCAAATAGGATGTTTCCGTTTTCGTCTTTTGGTAAGTCTGTATAAGTTTTAAGGTTAGTATATAATCTACCTTTCATATCAATAGGGTTTTGCTGATAATTGGCCTCTGCAATCTCTGCACCCATTGCAGCCTTTTTATTTTTATACGACCTAAAAGACAAAACCTCTTTACAAAGCATTTCCCCGTTATCCTGTAAGGCCTTATAGCTAATATGTTTTAATTTTGCCCCTTGAGCTTGATAATGTTCTAATGCTCTTCCGGCTAGGTCTTTACTGCTCCACCTAGTCATAATTATTATGATTTTTCCACCCTCTTCAAGTCTTGAGAGCATTGTATTAGTAAACCAATCCCATTGACCTTCTAAGGTGTTCTCATTAAAGGCCTCTTCCGCATTTTTAATTAAATCGTCTATCATTAGGATTGAAGCTCCGAAACCTGTCGCACTTCCTCCGGGAGAGGTTGCTAGATAGTTATTATATCCACCCTCTAAGCTCCAAAGATTTTGAAGCTCCGAAACCTGTCGCACTTCCTCCGGGAGAGGTTGCTAGATAGTTATTATATCCACCCTCTAAGCTCCAAAGATT